CAAGAGTGGTCTGAACTTCAGCCTCAACAAATTCAAGACTGGTTATTTCATTCAGATGATCCAATGCTTTGCATTAAAGCACTTGATTTTTATAAGTTAGAAACTAATCATAATAAGCCAAAGAAGGAAGCTGCAAAGCGGCCTACTGGAGCTGATATGCAAGTTACTACACCAAAATCAAAGCCAGAAGTAGGCGATGGAAATAAGAGAACCTGGACAGCAAGTGAAATAGGTAAAATGCATCCTAGAGAATATGAGAAACTAGAGGATGAAATTGATTTAGCACGTATGGAGGGCTGAGCTATAGGCATATTAGTTTCATCCATATAGCCTCCCTTCTTCATG